AAAAGGTTGGCGAAATATCACGATGCATTGTTCCGCGAGATTGGCATCCAATCCCCTGTGACCCACGACAAGTTTGTGGGCTACTACAAGGGACCACGGAGACTAATTTATCAAAGAGCAGCCGACGCGCTGGCATTGTTGCCAGTGCGGCCCAAGGACGCCAACCTTAAAACGTTCGTAAAGGCAGAGAAGCACCTCTTCAACTTAAAACCTGACCCGGCTCCGCGTGTTATTCAGCCGCGTAACCCCAGGTATAATGTCGAAGTGGGTTGTTTTCTCAGACCACTGGAGAAAAGGTTGTATCAGGCCATCGACGGGCTATTCAACACTCCTGCCATTATGAGTCCATACAACGCGTACACCCAGGCTACCCACTTAAAGGCAAAGTGGGACCGATTCACGCGACCATGCTGCGTGGGGATAGACGCGTCTCGTTTCGATCAGCATGTGTCAACACAAGCGCTGCGGTTCGAACATTCTGTTTACAACAGGATTTTTCGTTCTCGTAAATTGCGCAAACTTCTGATGATGCAGATTGAAAACCGAGGTGTGGCACGTGCTTCGGATGGTTGGTTCAAGTATGAGGTGAGCGGTTCACGTATGTCCGGTGATATGAACACAAGCATGGGTAATAAACTGCTCATGTGTCTTATGAGCCTTGCATACCTCAAACAGTTGAACATACCATTCGAGTACGCTAATAATGGCGACGACTGCCTCATTTTCCTAGATAGGAAACACCTGAAGAAGCTCGACACCATGGAAGGTTATTTTCGAGACTTCGGGTTCGACATAGTGCGAGAGAAGCCCGCGTTCGAATTTGAGCAGCTTGAGTTTTGTCAAACCAGGCCAGTTGTCAGTAATGGCATTTGGCGTATGGTTCGTAAACCCTACACCTGTCTCACAAAGGACGTGACTTGTGTGAACTTGGGTCACAATGTCGAAATGTATCGGCGCCTCCTAAGGAACATCGGCGATTGTGGCTTGTCCACAGCATCCGATGTGCCAGTTATGGGAAGCTTTTACCGCATGCTGAAGAAATTTGGTATTGACGGTGATTACACAGGCAGCTGGGATACTGAGTATAGCTATTACTACCGGAGCAGCTTCAATGCTGTTTGCAAACACTCAGCCCCTGATGCTTATGGTCGTTACTCCTTCTGGTTAATGACAGGTATTAGTCCAGACGCACAGGCTACTATCGAGAAATATTTCGATGAAAGCGTCTGGGGAGCGGATAAACGCCAATTTATCAACCAACTCCTACCAATATGGCCCCCATAGGCCTACTAATGAAACCAAAACGGATGAAGCGGGTCTCCAGGCCCCGCCGCAACCCTATGGCTGGTTCCACCAATCGTATCAAGAACACGTTCTCAT